TTTCTATCAATAAAATATATCTCCTGTGGTAATTCTGTTGTGCTTGATGGAGTACCAAATGGATTCTGATTTGATGGGAAATTACTGGCATCAAGGAACTGAGCCATTGTCCTATGTCTTATGAATTTGGCTCCCTGCAAGTCATTGAATGGTGTTGTAGCGTTTGCACTTGCCATTAGTGTTGTAATAGTCCCAAGAATATTTGAGACTGTCAGAGTTGGTCTTGGTAGTGTTCCTTTACCTGTGTATTCAAACCCTTCAGCTATAACTGGAAACTTATCGTATGTGTTGCCCTGCCATATTATTGAAGCGTTGCTGTTCATACCTACACCAGAATGAAAGCGGCTTACATTTGTTGAACCATGCAATGCAGAAACAAGAGTTATTGAATACAACTCTATTATTGATTTATTAGATAAAGATTGAAGTTCTGCGGTAGGGATTGCCATTTATGGTTCAAATACCTCTTCAAATGTTGTTGTAATGATAGCCCTGTTATTATACGGAATCTGTTTTGACCAAGATTTACAGATAAATTTACCAGCACCAGATAAAGTTACAGAAACATTGCCTGAGTTTGTGGCACTTGTCGCAGCAGTAACAGTGAAAGTATTATCATCAGCCGTTGTTACTACTGCGAAAGAACCATCAACAGCAGAACCAGATGTATAATCAATCGTCACGACATCACCTATAGCAAGGCCATGATTTGAAATTGTTATTGTCACAGTAGTAGATGATGACTGTGAATATGTTCCTGTTTTAACAAAACCTTCGGCTGGTGGGGTGAAGTCAAAACTTGCTTGGTCATTAACCCTGCTTCTTAAAAAAGCTTCAATAATATCTGACTGCTCTTCAGAGACTACAAAAGTAAGATCATATACTTTTGGGTCTTGAGTTAAAGGCAAGCCAAATAAGGCTCTGAACTGGTAGCCATCACCTAAAGCTGTTGTTCTTACCTTTGGTGAGCTAGTTTTTCTAAAGCCAGAATATGTTGGCTGAATTGAAGGAAAAGTTGCCATTACCTACTTAATAAACCCCCTGCACGTTTTTCTTTAATAAGTTCTGCACGAATAGCAGCACCTATAACATTACCTAGTGCCTGTGCATCTTGATTATTACCTGAGACAGAACTACCAGACGCATCAACAGAAACATTAACAATATTAGTTGTACCTCCTCCAAGTTGATTGTTAGGGATAATGTTGCCACCTCTTGAACCCATCTGTAATAATTCTGGGCCTTTCTCACCCACTAAGAAAGCACCACCAGCAGAAACACGGCCACCATTAGCTCTTTTTGTGAAATCAATTTGAGGCATATTATTTAAAAAAGTTGATGCCTTATTACCAGTTAATGTTTGACTAATACTCCGTCCACCTCCACCAAATATGCCGCCTAATGCACCACCAATAAAGTTTCCTATTCCAGAAACAGCCCTTTGTAATGCTACCTCTACAAGTTTTCTTTTAAGTTGATTTAATACATTCACTGCTGCCTGTGCAAGTGTCTGTGTTCCCATCACAGCATCAGTAAGGTTAGAGACAATTCCTTGCTCTACAGCTTGACCAATCTCCATAAACTTTTGTTTTAATTGGTCTGCTTCGTTTGTAATATTTACAAAACTTTCAGATAATTTTAAAGTTTTACTATCTATAGAACCAACAAAAAAATTTGTTTGACCAAGATTCTGATTTAAAAGATCAGTAGGTGTGATCATTTTTTCAAAAGCAAGAGTTGTTTCTTGTGTTTCTTGTTTAGTTTTTTT